AGACCTAATTCAGCAGATAAAAAACTTTATTCGGTTACATTATCCAATGCGATATAATGAAATAACGCTAAAATATGAGTTTGCTAAAAAAAACGACGCTGTCACAGACCGTGACATGAACAGCATTTATATCGAATGCCGACAGTTATTTTCAAAAGCTACTAAAGATTTAGTATTCTCAATCATAACATCAAACTTTATCACCAATTACAACCCGATAAAAGAATTTTTTAAAACGCATGCAACCGACCCTACTAAAATGGGCTACATCAAAGCTTTAGCTGATACGATACACACAACGACAGGAACCAGCGATAACTACGCCTACCATTTTATCCGCAAATGGCTTGTTGGAGCTGTTGCGATGTGGCATAAACACCACTCCCCAATAGTCCTAGTACTTGCTGGAACCAAGCAAAATACGGGCAAGACAACATGGCTAAGGCAAATAATACCGCAAGAGATCCAGCTCCTTTTTGGCGAAAGTGAATTCAACGGCAGTAACGACGATAAGCTTCTTATGTGTTCCAAAGCTATACTACTCAATGACGAAATGGATAAAATGGATAAACAAGATATAAGCGTTTTGAAAAAGCTTACATCAACGCAATGGTTTAATCTTCGCAAGCCATACGGTCGAACAAACGAAGATATACGGCGGATCGCTGCATTTTGTGGAACAACTAACAACCTAGAAATAATCTCCGACCCAACGGGGAATAGGCGAATAATTCCCATTGAGGTTTTAGCCATTGAACAGCAAGTGTATAATAAAATAGACAAAACCGCCCTATGGTGCGAAGCCTACCACGCATATAAAGCGGGCGAAAGCTTTCATTTAAGCAGCGACGATATAGACCTATTAAACCGAAACACACAGTACTTCTACGAAGCCTCAATCGAAGCCGAACTAATACAAAAATACTTCTCCCCAGCAACCGAAAATACCCCAAATAGACTCGCACTTTCAAACACCGAAATAAAGGTATATATCGAGCAAAGAACATCGCAAAAGCTCAATTCTCGAAAACTTGGCATTGAATTAAAACACCTCGGTTTTGAAAAAAAACTTGTCAAGTCTAAACAAGGTACTAAAAGAGCGTATTTTTTACGTGAAAATGACGATTTATCTGTTACCTCTGTAAGTGATTACGACGCACCGTTTTAGGGGGGATAAAGTGCAAAAGGTAACAGATAGAACACATAGAAACCCAAACTTTTATAAAATGAAATTTTATATAGCCATGTCATATAAAAATAATATTTCTATATACTCTTATTATTATATTTATCTGTTATCTATATTTAATAGTAGTTAAGTAGTTAGTAAATAAGAACTTAGAAGGTAACACATAGCCCTTTTTTATCTGTTACCCATCTGTTACCTGTTACAATGCTAATTCATCCCAATTCAAACCAATTAAACGAGCTAAAACAACATGAGTAAAAACGTAAATAAAGACGGCCTATCACACGATCAGCTGCAAGCTAAATGCTTCCAATGGGCATGGAACAATTACCCACAATTTCGAGGCCTGTTTTGGAGCAATAACAACAACGCTCCAATGCTAAGCCGTCGAGCTCTTAAAATCGCCCTTAGCAGGCTCAAAGCTAAGGGATTGGTAGAAGGTGTAGCTGATATGAGTTTAGTGAGCTTAGATGGCAAATATGGCGCAGTAGAATTCAAAGTGGGGACAGATAAGCAAAGCAAAAGCCAAATTCTACATGAGATGAAGCTCACCGAAACAAGCGCTACTTACACGATTATTTCCGAATTCCACCATTTTAGACACTTTTTTTGTAATTTGTATCAAATAAAGGACACTTTAAAATGACACTAAGCAGCAATAAACAAAGAGAAATAGCAGAAATGCTAATGAACGGAGACGATAGAAGTACTATCAAAGCCCGGATCATGTCTGAATTATCGCAAACTAAAGACTTTGCAGACGATGTTATCAATGAAGTTTCGGAAAGCTGGAATATCCCACTTCCAAAAGTCAACGAAGAAATTGAAAAAATATTCAGCACGCTGGCTTACATCTCAGACGAATCAAAAAGAAACGAAACGCTATTAGCTTATGCCAGACTTACTGAATTGTACCGCTTAAATATGACCGCTAGTCCACGACCTGACCTAAAAGAGTGTAGAGAGGTGCAGAAAGAAATTAACAAGCTTCTAGGGCTAAATGCGCCTGAACGTAGCGAGATTAAAACGGATATTGAAACTGAATTTATTGTAACAGTTGTAAATGCCCCACAAATTAAAAAATAATGGATGTTAACTGGCTATATAAAGCTACATTAGATAGCCTCAAATCTATTGTAGTTCATGAAGGTGGTTCCAGTAGCTCAAAAACGTATAGCATCATACAAGGGCTATTTACTATTGCTTCAACGCAGCGAAACAAAGTTATTACCGTCGTCGGCTCAGATTTACCTAATTTAAAAAAAGGCGCTATTAGAGATGCAAAAAATGTAGTTGATTCAACGTCTTTTTTTAGTCAACAGATCGACCGATTTAACAAATCCGACTACATATACTATTTTAAAACGGGCAGCATTATTGAGTTCACTTCTTATGCAGATGAGCAGGACGCAAAGAATGGTAAAAGAGATTACTGTTTTTTAAACGAAGCCAATGGCATATCTAAGAATGTATTTGAGCAATTAAGAATAAGAACAAATGTTAAAAGTATTATTGATTTTAATCCCTCAGCTTCTTTCTGGGCGCATGAAACGCTAAAGGGGCGAGATGATGTAGATTGGTTTAACTCGACTTACAGAGATAACGATTTTATTCATCCGACTATCTTAAAGTCAATCCTAGGCTACGAGCCAACACCGCAAAATATAGCAAGAAAGACGGCAAACGAATATAGATGGAAAGTGTACGGATTAGGCGAGCTAGGGCGCTTAGAAGGCTTAATATTTCCTGAATTTGAAGAGGTCGACGAATTTCCGAAGTATCCTAAATGGAAAGTTTTTGGTTTAGATTTTGGCTATACAAATGATCCAACCGTACTAACTGAAACCGCTTTATTTAGTGGCGAATTATACACTAGGCAATTAATATATGAAACGGGCTTAACGAATAGCGACATAGCAAAGAAGCTAAGGGAATTGAATATAAATGGATCGCAAAAGATTATAGCAGACTCAGCTGAGCCAAAGAGTATAGAAGAATTGAATCGCTTCGGGTTCTTTTTAGAAGGTGCTGAAAAGGGTAAAGATAGCGTAATGAATGGAATTGACCAGCTCAAACGCTATAAAATAAATGTACTAAGAAGCTCTAAAGAATTAGTCGAAGAGTTTAGCTCGTACACGTGGGCAAAAGATCGGAATGGGCAGGCACTTAATAAACCAATTGATAAATGGAATCATGGCATTGATTCAATTCGATATGCTACAAACACGCAGCTATTCAGACCAGAGATAACAACTTCAGGTCTCGAATCATTAACAGACCAAATCTATGAGCAAGGCGTAATGATATGAGTGAATTTACAGATAGGTTAGATAAAGCCTTAGCAGCCGATTCAAAAAATATGGATCGCTGGTTTGCTCAGATATTAGAGCGCAATCACAAATTTAAACGGGCATTTAGTCGGTCGCTAATAGCTGAGCTATCACAGATGCAAATGAGTTCAGATGGTAAGCGGATTAAACCAGTTTTTGCTAATGCGAATCGGATGGATGACATGGTAAATAACTTACCGTTTTACTTTGATCAAGCTGGCATTACTAAGCTTACTCCAGACTTGATTGACATTATTAATAAAAGAATCAATACGGCAGATGTAGTATGGAATAAATTAGACTTAGATAACTTAAAAATTGGCGACGATGCACGAGTCATACCAGCCGTTTTAGAGCAACTAGGCTATGTGATGGACTCTGTAAGAAGAGGCACGGAAGCACAAGAAATTGAATTATCTCGCACATTGTTAAATTATCGAAACACCGTATTTGATAATGAATCCGTAAGTTTCGCCCAGCTTAAAAGCGACTTGATTAGCAAAAGTGGCATACTACCCAAATACGCTGGTACGGTAGCTAATACGTCTTTATTCGCAATAGATCGCACAATTCGAAAAGAGCAGGGTAAAAAAAGCGGAATTGAGACGGCTAAATATTACGGCCCTATGGATAATCTTACACGATCTTTTTGCGCTCAACACGTTAACGATATTCGAAGTTGGGAGTACTGGGAAATGATTACAAATGATACGGGGCCACAACCGCCAACGGTGTACGGGGGTGGGTACAATTGCAGGCATCAGTTAGTGCCGTTTGATAAAGATTGGGAATAAGTTTTTTTATTGCGATTAATTTAGTATTATACTTTACAACACAAAACAAACTAACCGAAAATGAATAAAATCGAACTAACACAAGGCAAATCAGCAATAGTAGATGCTGACGACTTCGATCGGGTAAATGAATTTAAGTGGCAATATAATAAGAAGAGAACTGGATATGCGAGGCGAATCCAACATATTGGCATGAAAGACGGTAAGCGAATAAAAAAAAACATATATATGCACCGATTTATTATAGGCGTAGAAGATAGCAAAGTTCATGTTGACCACATAAATCATGATACCTTGGACAATAGAAAAAGCAATCTAAGGCTATGCACCCATGTAGAAAACATGAGAAATAGAAAAATCCAAAAAGGTGGGTCTAGCAAGTACAAAGGGGTTTACAAATACAGTGATAATAGGGTAAAGCCTTTTACCGCACAGATACAATTTAACTACAAACGTATACACTTAGGCTATTTCGCAACTGAGCTAGAGGCAGCGATAGCGTATAATAAAGCTGCTTTGCATTATTTCGGTGAATTTGCTTTACTGAATGATGTGAGTGAAAATAATTTAAAATAGTTTCACTTTACACTTGACAAGTAGTTTTTAATGGTGTATATTTAAGAAAATTAAGAAACACAAACACAACCGCAAATACAATGTATCACACTAGCCCAAACCCAATCACAGAAATAAAAATTTACATTTGA